CTTTCTCAATGGATGATGTAGCAAATATGTCATTCGATGAAATGGCAAAAATAATAGAAAGGGCAGGTGCAAAATAATGACTTGGAATTATTATAATGATAAAGTAATAAAAAAGAGCGAAACTTATAGTATGGTTATGTCTGTAAGTGTTGAAATAGAAAGGGAAGATGACTTACTTGAGCCACATGAAGTCGGATTAAGTGAAAGAATGCTACATAGTATTGTAGAAGATGTTTTAAAACAAATACAGGGCGAAACATATAGTCAAGAGTATGAAGATAGAGATGGGGAAGAATATACTGTTATTGTAAACATTAAGAGAGTTGATGAAAATAGGTGAGTGAAATGCCGGAAAGAATGACAAAAGAAGAAGCAAAAATTCAGCGAGCAATCGAAGCCGCTAGAATAGCAAAGCAAACACTACTAGAAGAAACAAGGGATAGAATGCCTTTGGAAGTAGAGGAAGATTTAGTTAAAGTCAAAAGACCAAAGGCTGAAAATGTTACTATTAAAATTCCTAATCAAGATAAGGAAGGCTACGGTCTTGCAGGTGTAGAAGAAGAATATAAAGTCAAGAAATCTGATTCTAGATATATGATGTCACCACTTGCTGACATGGATATAGATGAGTTAAGAAATTTAGTCGAAAGAAATTTAGTTAATTTATCTAAACTAGAATTGCTTGAAATTATAGAAAACTATCAGATTGGCGAATTGTGATGCCCTATGCCTAAAACCGGCCTTCTATTTGAGAAGGATAAATCAATTTCGAGTGAAATTCTTTCTCTATTTGAAAAATCAAGAGTAGCATATCTTTCTGCAAAGAGTGACCCAAAGAACTACGGTTCTCGATGGAGAAAGATTGTAGAAGATATTAGAGATTCTTATGATGATTTGGACTACTTAGGTGGACAACTAAAATCCTATATTACTGATGATATTATTTCTGATAAAGAAGTCCTTAATCCAGAAAGCCGTATTGCTAGTAAGTTATATGAAGGCATAAAACAAATGCGTTTTGAGTCGGATGATGTTCAAGACCCATTTGCTAAAAAATTCAAAGGAGATGTTTTAGAAGCATTGATGGAAGATAGTGGAGTAATGGTAAAGTTTATTCATTACGCTATTAGGTCTGATAATGAAGTTTTACCGGATGAACTTTATGCAATTAAAGATATAGAGCCGGATGATTTAACCGTTGGTCTAAAAGGAATGGATTTAGACCCCAAAGATATTCCCCTCTATATTACAGAACATTATGGTGATGGTAAAGATTCTAAGAAGATAGAAGGTAAAGTTAAGAATGGATTATCCATGCTTAAATTATTTTATACTTCTAAAAATTCAGAAGAAGACTGGAACAAGTTATTAGGAGTCGAGTTAAAGAAGTCCGAAGAAGAAAAAGCGGCAATAGATTTCATCGTTCCAAACAAGCCAATGTATAGAATATTTGAATTAGAGGACATAGAAGACCTACAAGGCTTCACTGGAGAATATGTCATACAAGAAAAATATGATGGCATGAGAATACAAATACATAAGATAGACAATAATGTTAAAATTTATTCGTATAATGAAAAAGATATTACAGATAAATGTAAGGCTCAAGTAGAAATAATGAAAGCAAAACATTTTGGAGACTGTATTCTTGATGCAGAATTAATTTTATTTGATGGGGATGAAGCCCTACACAGAGCAGATACTATTGCACATGTATTCAAAAATAAATATAAAGATGCTCAATTAAGAGTTCATGTTTTTGATATTATGAGACATGATGATAGGGATATGACTCAAGAACCACTTAGGGATAGAATAGACATTTTGTTTACAAATTATTCTATGCACAGTGATGAAAAATTAGCGTTCCCTTCTAAAAAGGATACTAGAATTGCTGATAACATGAAAGACATGAAAGAATATAGTGAAGCAATTATGGAAATGCCAACTGCGGAAGGTGTTGTAATTAAAGATATAGAATCTACATATTTCATCGGCACTAAGAAAAACCCAAAGTGGATTAAATGGAAGAAGTTTGTTGACTTGGATTTAATAGTTCTAAATAAAAAGAAAACCAAATCAAATATGTATTCCTATACATTAGGTGCGGGACCCGTTGATGAAGGTGAAGAAATAAATGGTAGAAAATACATGAATGTTGGTAAAGCAAATAATACCAAATTAAATGTAGATATTGGAGAAATCTTGCGAGTTAAAGTAGATGAGGTAAAGGGTTCAGAAGATAAATTTACTATTTACAACGCAGTTGCTATAGAAATACCGGAAGTAGAGCATCCCGAAAAAATAGTAACTTTAGAAATGTTATCCAAAGAAACAAAACCTTCACTTAAATTTAAAACAAAGGCGTTAGAAAAAGGTATTCTAGTTACAGACCATATTCACGGAGAAGCGATTCTAAAATCTATGGATGGATTTACATTATATGAATTCGAGAGAAATAATTTAATGTCAAAACATGCTATGTTAAATTTAGATTCTTGGAAATCAGATGCAGAAAATATAATGAAAACTAAACAAAGTGAACTTACAGTAGCAGTGTTTCAAAAGTTACAAGATGGTGCATTGAGCATGAAAGAGTTGCATAATTTTTTGGTAAAAGACCATGGCAGATTATATGATACTGTTTTAGAAAGCAAGATGGATAAAATAAAAGATTGGTTTAGTGCTAGAGATGGTATTAGTTTTGATTCAAAAACGAACAAGTTTTTCGCTGACGAGGATAAGATAATGATGAAAGCAGAATATAAAACGCCATCAGAATATAGAAGTGGCGGTTTTAAAATCTATTCTAGAAAAGATGACGATTTAAATTTAACAATCAAATTAAAAGACACTACAATTTCTTGGACTATTGATATTAATAATGATGATGATATATTCAATCTATTTGGTAAGGCTGGTAAGTTCCCTGCTCAAGTTTCTACAACTCCTGCTATAGATGGAAAAATAATAGATGAAGGGGAAATAGAATTAGGTGTTCAAAAACAAGGCTACCACGAATACTTTTTGAAAGGTAATAAGTTTGAAACTAAATTACATGTTAGAGTAGTCCCTGTAGATGGAAATGAAATGTGGTTGGCTTGGACTGGCTACAAACAAACTCCAGCAGATAAAGAAGGGGATGAAGGTCTTTGGGATATAAATAAAGATAAGTATTCTAAATTAGTAATAAATCCGGAAAAAGAATAAAGTCTTAAATACCAAATGTAAGAAAGAGGAGGTTGAGGAAAATGGAAAGTGCTGTTATAGCAAAAAGCGAAATGGACTTCCACATACTCAAAAGCCAAAGCGATTTAATGATTGGAGGATATGCAAGCATAGAAATCGTGGATAAGCAAAATGATTTAATCACACTAAAAGCGTTGGAGGATGCAGTAAACAAATTTATGTCAAGAGACAGATATAGAAATGTTATGACAAACCACTCAAATGTGCAAGTAGGAGAAGTAGTAAAATCTTACAGAGATAAAAATGGAAAACTATGGAAAACAGAAGTAGATGATGTTGGGTTTTTTGTAGTAATAAAATTAAGAGATGACATAGAAAAAGCAAAAGAAATTGGAAGAGGAATTCGCAAAGGAACATTGAGGTCGTTTAGCATAGGAGGACAAGCGTTACAGAAAGTAAAAAAACAACATGATGAACTAGGAGAATATAGTGAAATCAGTAAGTTGGAGTTACACGAAGTTACAATATGCGAAAAAGGAATCAATCCCGAAGCGAAGTTTGATATTTTGAAACAAGAAAAAGGTGAAAAAATGAGCGAAAAATTAGAGAAAGCACTTGAAGAACTTGACACTCTATTAGAGGAAGTCAATACTTTGAGAAAAGAAGACGAAGAAATGATGAAGCCAGAAGAAGAAAAAATGTACGGTGGAAACATGGATAAAGAAGACGAAGAAATGATGGATATGAAAGAGACTATGGGTGGCGAATACATGGATGGAGAAGCAAAAGCGTATGTACCAACTGTAGATGGTGCTGGTGTAGAAATCGGTGATGTAGCAGACCGCATTGTAATTGACAATGGAAAGCCACGACACCAACCACAAACTGTAGTTAAGTCCTTTAACAACAGTGAAATCTCCTCACTAAATCTTTCTCCAGATAACATAGAGAAAGCATATGCAGAATTTAGGTCAGAACAACTAGAAAAGATTGCATACGACAATCTAGCAAAATCTTTTGAAGCAAGATTCGCAAAAGAAGTCTCTGAAAGAGAAGATATTATTTCAAAGCAAAACTATGATGCAAAGAGCGAAGTCTCCGCAATCAAGGAAGAACTTGCAGAACTAAGAAAATCATTTACAACAGAAAAAGAAACTATTCTCAAAGCACAGCAACCAAAATCAGTTGCACTACCATCCATGGATGAAGTAGCAAATATGTCTTGGGCAGACTTAAACAGGATTGCTGGAAATTGAGGGGGAATAAAAAATGGCAGGATACATTAACACAATTAGAGACTTAGAAGCAGAAACATACGGAATTGGTGGCGCATTTGGCGGCAACGACATTCTAAAACAGGCAGGTGTAACACAAGGTTTGCACACTGCTCACGATATTGCAGATACAGCAGCATCCGGTGTAACCGGAATTAGCACTACAACTGGACTATACAATGTTCTTTACGGACAAAAAGTTTGGTCTATGTTAAACAGAGAAGTAAACGCACTATCTATGATTTCAAAGAGACCTTATACATCTTCCGGATGGAGAGTTCTAAAGAGCAGACCTTTCGGTGGCTCTGGAAATACACTTGCAGAAGGACTACAAAGAGACGGAAGCGGTGGCGGAATTGGTGCAGATGACGCACAATTTGATGAAATTGGTGGAGTAGCGGAAAACGCTGGACTATCAACTGCGGCTGATGGACTTGGTAGTATGGCTCCAACATATGCTCAACTATTTATGAGTCCTAAAACTGTTGCACATCAATTCGATTTCAGCGAATTGGCTATGGAAATGGCAGCAATCGATGACGGAATTGGTGACATTAGAGCGCAATTGAGAGAAGATATGGGAATTGCTCACGCAGAAGCACAAAACATGATGCTTCTAACACCACTAGAAAACTATGGTGAAGCAAGCGCACTATCTAACATTGAGAGAAACTATACTTCTCTTAACAAAATCATTACAAGTCGTGCAGAACTTTTGGCTATTGACGGTGGAGTTATTGCTACTGATACTACAAGCGCATCAAACAACTTGGGTAAGATTTACGGAGACGAAAGATTCAGTGCGGCTTCTTTCCTAGATGCAGAAGTAGACTTTGGAAGCGGATACGCTAGTGGCGATGTTCGTTCTCTAACTCTAACACTATTGAACAACATGATTAGAAACCTAAGAATTGCTGGCGGTTCACCAAAAGTTATTCTAACAGGATATGACACTATTCAAGCAATCGCAGATTTGCTACAAAGCCAAGAAAGATTCATGGATAGAAAGGAAATTGTTCCAACTGTAAACGGTGTCCGTGGAGTAAAGGGAGCAGAAGTCGGATTTAGAGTAGCAACTTACTACGATATCCCACTAATTCCTTGTAAAGATATGGCTACTACTGGTGGAGCAAGTACAAAACTAAGTGATTTGCTTTTCCTTGACACAGACCATCTATGGCTAGCAGTTATGAAACCAACACAATATTTCGAGGACGGTATTACTAATGGTAACCCATTCGGTGTTGGCAGACTAGGAAATCAAGCACTTTACCGAACAATTGGAGAAATGGGCTGTTCATTCTTTAAGGGTCAAGGAAAGATTACCAACATTCAGTGAGGTGTTTTGATTGGCACATACTGTAACATTGTTGGCTGACCATAAAGGACAGACTAGACCTAGGGTTTCTGGTGACGAGTATTTTGTAGATGCAGTTATTGATATCACTAGCCACACTGCGGCTGGTGAGTCAATTTCTGCCTCTTCTCTAGGACTTTCTACAATTAATTGCGTAATAATTACAGGACAAGAAAAGGGTATTGGTAACTCCGGATTTTTGGCTACAGTGGAATTATCTACTGCTGGAGCATATGAATCTTCGAGTGCTTTCCAAATAGTCGCTACTGACTTTGATGGAACTAATGCTTCTGCTTCAAATTCTGATGACATTGGCGCAGTTAGAGTAAGAGTTTACGGAAACCTTTGAGGTGAAATAGTTGGCTAAGATTATTCTTAGTGAATCTTCTGTAGTGGGAAGGTTGAGAATTGGGCGAGAAGAAATTACAAGAAATGTTTCTTGTGAAATATCTGCTCTAAAAGGTCTGCTGAAAATGCAAGACCCCAACCTTCTCATTACATTTGAAGAATCAGATAGAGAAGAACTAGAAAATCTAAGTGAAAAAATATTGGTAATGGCTACTTCAATTTTAGACTTAGAAGAAGTTCCAACTGGAAAAGCGGTTGCTGAAACCCTTTTACCTAAACCTAAGATAGTTGCTAAAGCAAAGAAAACTGCTAAGAAAGCGGCTAAAAAGGTAAAAGAAACTGTTGTCCCAACCGATACAGAAGAAGTCGCTGAATAAGCGATATATTCAAGTATCATAGGAATAACCCGTTTATAGGAGAGACAGAGAAATGGATGCTTGTAGGTCTAGTGGAGTATTGACTAGTAGTAAGGTTATAGCGGCTCATCCGTGTAGATTGAAGAGTATTCACTTTGCTGGATTTGCCGCAGGTGGGGATAGTGTATTAGTACAGGTTTACGATTCTAAAGATTCTACCTTAACAGGAAATACAGAATTGGCTAGAATTATTATGGACGAACATAATCAATCAGCAGTAAATATAGAATATGACATGCATGGAGTTTTAGCAAGAGAAGGGCTTTATTTGAAAGTGACCGCTACTGCGGCTGGTGGAAGTCTTAATGCCGAAACAAGACAGGCAATTTCTGTGGAATTTAATTAGGTGATAAAATGCCAGCACTAGCACACGATACAAGATTAGTTATGACTATCCTATTTGTAGGGACAGTTAGCGGAGCGAATGTTTTCTTTTATGCTAACTACGGAACTAATTTCCCATATACAACTTTAGCCCATGCCACATTATTTGGATTAATTACCGTTGGTTCTATAATGATTTTAAAGGCGATATTCGATTTAGCCCTAAATGAAAAGATAGAAATGTATCTATTAGATAGAAGGGTTAGTCACTTTTGGGCGCAAAAGAGAAAGGAAGAAGAACAAAAACAAAAAATTAGAGAAACAATGAAGAATTATAATACTGCTTATAATACTCAACCACAATTTGTTTCTCAAATTGAAACAGAAGGAATAGGGAACGAGTTTTTAGCGGCTATCGAACAGTGAGGTGAGCCATTTGGTTTTTACCGGATTCGATGAAAGTGCTATGGCATATGACCTACAAAGAGCGCACTCTGCTGATATTTGGTTTCTAAAATTTAGAGCCTATTTTTGGGGAGGTTGCGCTACTTTAGCGGGTTTCTTAATAGGAAATATACTTGGAGTATTTGATATTAATATCCTAGGGTGGATTCTAGGAACTTTACAAGATGCTTGGAATCATATTTAGGTGATTAGATGTGTCAGTATTAGCAGGGTTCGCTATTGTTATTACAGAATTTGCTATTGGTTTTTATAAAAAAATTCACGCTATAAACTTTGGAGTTTACGGAGCAACTAAGGTAGGGAAAACTACCTTACACCATCAATTAAGAACTAGGGGTGAAGTTCCCGACATAAAAAAAAGAACCGTTGGTTTACATAAAGGAACTAGAAAAACAATCAAGTTAGAGGGAGAAACCCACACTGTAAAAACAGCAGATGTTGGTGGTGAATCTTTTTATTGGAAAGAATGGATTAAAGACATGAAAAGAAGAAAGGTAAATTATATTATTTTCATGATAGACCATAGACATTTAGATAGTGGCGCAAATTTAGAACACCAACTGGCTTGGAAATTTTTAGTTGACTCGATTTGTTCTACTAGATGGCCTAATGGAAAAAAGAAGAAGGACAACGAGTATCCTTTAGCCATAGGCGTTTGGGCGAACAAATTTGACATTTGGAATAAAAAACACCCCCACAAAGGGGAAATACAAGACCACCCCATCTTCGAGCCTTTTAAATATGGGATGCAACGGTTAAATGATAGAGGGATTCCTACTTTCAAGTATATTGTGTCGGCTAAATCACAACCGGAAATGGTTTACAGGGGAGTTACAACAATGATAAAGGATTATTGATTACTATGTGGAAGATGATTTTAAAAGAAAATGGCTTTTTAGTCTATCTAAAAAAAGCCGAAACTAATGATGGATATTTGCCGGAAAACGCTGACTTTAAGACTAGAGATGAAGCCTTTGATTATATCAAAGGAATGGCAAAACAAGTAGGATATACAGTAGTAGGTAGTGCTAAAGAAGGTAAAGTAGTAAAGATGGATAATGAAATATTTCAAAGTCTTACTTCTCCTTCTCTTTATTATGTTATTAAAATGAATTCCGAAGGTAAACCATCAAATAATTATACTCCCGATACTCGCCAATCTAATACAGGGGAAGGCACAAGAAGAAAGTTTAGAGGCGAGTTTGAATTAGATGAAGAATATTAAGGTGAAATAAATGTTTCAACAACCAAATTTAATAGGACAACAAATGAATACAACTGCACCATCAGCATTTTTGCCGCCATTACAAAGAGCGAGAGCAAGTGGACCCGTTGAAGAATATAAGTGTATTAATATTAAACCAAAAAAACAATTGAAAGAATTGAGTAAGGTGCTAACTCCAGAAAAAAAATCTTTCTTAAAAATAAAATACGGACATAAATTTAATCTAAAAGACCGTTGCGTAGTGTGTGGTTCTCATCATGTTTGGGAAAGTGGCGACTATATGAGGCCACCAATTCCACTAACTCATGTTACTAAAGGTAGGCCAATGAGGGGAACTTATTGTCCTAAACATGCAGGTATTCATAGACAAATGGAAATGCTTCAACAGCAGATTCTCGCAGAACAACACGGTTTAGAATTTAAGGCATTTATCCCAAAAATTCCTAGATTAACAAAGGCCAGCCCAATTAAAACACTAACCAAAGAAGATGTGGCTAGTTTGGTTTCAGCCGGATGGCTTATTAAACCGCCTACCTTAGCAGACAACAAGTCGGCTACTAATGAAGCAATCGAAATAGTAGGAGAAATAAATATTTTAACTGATAGGCTAAATCATTTAATGGTAAAACAGGGTGTAAAAGTAGAAGGAGAAGAGTAAAATGTTTGGAACAAGTAACGGCACAGTATTAACTGCGGTTCAAGCACAAGGCGACCAACAGTTCAAGAGTATGAATAATTTATTATCTTTACAAGATAATCATGTAGAAGAATTCTTTCAATATCATGGAGAGAAATTTTTAGTAACTTTTGAAAAACTAATAGAAGATGTAGTAGAAAGAGTAGTTAGCCAAATGCTAGTAAAACTACAATTAATTCAAGATGATACCACTAAAAGTATTAAAGTTCATCCAGATTCTCTAAGAGAATACGAAAGAATTACTCAAGAAAATATTCAATTAGATATTATCAATTTGTTAAATTCTGCCATAGATGCAGAAGTAATAAACCAAAGAAAGATGGCAAAACAACAATACTTGGAGTCACAAGGATTTGGTGGGGGAATGCCACAACAAATTTCAGCAGGTGCGGCATTAGCAGGAGTTACAGGAAATGCACAACAGTATCAACAAATGCAGGGGGCTATGAATAATGGTACTGGCTATCCTGTTCCTCCAAATGGAACTGATGCTTATGGTAGGCCATACTGGATAGACCCGCAGACAGGGCAAACTTTGTATGAACCTCCTAAAAGTGGGCTAGGATTAGGTAGTGCTATTCAAAAAGGTGCGGCTTGGGCTAAATGGTTAATGTGAGGCGGTTAAAATGCCCACAAAAGTAGTAGATGGTGGTCAAATTAAAGAATGGCCTAATAAATATAGGGAAGAACTATTAAATTCGGTTATAACTGGAAAAGAAATAAAAATAGATTCCATAGTAAATGAATCTAGCACATATCCCGATTTAGATTTTGATATAGATATTTTTACTACAGAAGGCTTAGAAGAAATGCAAAAAATAAAAGAAAAAAATATTTTTGAATTATTAAATATGCAAGGTGATTTAGGTAGAGATGCCATAGCAGCAATAAAGAAAACAAGTGCATATAAAAAATACAAAGAATATACTCTTGAAGATGTAATAGAAGATGATTTTAAAAGAAATCAATTGGTTGGGTTTTCTCTATTTTCATATGTAAAAGAAAAAGACCCAGAAACGGGAGAACCTTTAACAGACAAAGATGACAGACAAATTTGGTCTCCTTCTGAAATAGTTATATCGGATTATTCTTTACGCCCTACTTCTCAAGTCGGTAGGATTCCGGATTTAGATTACCAAGATTTAATTTTAGTTTCTTTTTCATCAAAAAATGAAATAAAAAGCGAAAGGGATATGTTAGAGGATTTAAAAGAACAAACAGAAAGGGACTCTAATGCCATCTATAAAATTAAAGATTTACAAAAACTATTAGAGAAAAACTTAACTAAATACTACGATAATATTCAGTATGTAGAGGATAGAGAAGAACAGACAGAACAGAAAAGGGAAAAAGAAACTTTTAGTAAAGAGAAATTTCGTGAACAACTTCTTAGAAAAATTGCTGGTGTTATAAACCCTTCATTGTATGCTAAATATGAAATAGTTTTAGAAGAAGTACTAGAAACTGATACGGAAATATCAGCAGAGATGACTATACTTGAAACACAAATGGGTAGATACGAAATCAGACCATTTGGTTCTCCTAAAAAATTCACCATAAGAGGAAGTGTAGACGATAAAGATAATTTTAAAGCGTGGTTAACAAGCCAAGACCCCGCTATAAGAATAGAAGGTTTTGAAGAAGATATCGGTGACCCAAAAATGGAAGATGATTTAGATAGTGCGCTAGATTTATTATTTGCAGATGAAGGAAAAAAAGAAAGGTTAGAAAGAGAATTAGATTACGAAAATTCCCCTAGACTTAAAGCAGTTCACAAAACAATAGTTAAACAAAAAATACAATTCGATAAAGATATGAAAGAATTAGATAGTGGTTCAAAAGAAAAAAGAAAGAATATAGAATCATATAGAATGAACAGGAAGATGGATGATGCTCTACAGGATTTAGAAGAAAACTATGTTGTTTTAGAGGATGATATTGAAAATGCTATTGAGTTACTGGGGGTAGATGATTAATGCCAACCGTATTTTCCCCTAGTGACTACACTTCAATAAACCCAGATTATTCTACAGGAAAAGGATTCTATACTGACATTACTGCAATCTCTGATTTATTACAAATTCCTGCTTTTAGCGGCTCTACTAATCCTACTAATGCACAAGTCGGCTCGATAATAAAAAGAGTTGAAGGTATTATTGATGATAAAATTAAGCGGTCTTTTAGGCCGATTCGACATGAAACAGAGTTTCACGATTTCCATTTTGGTAGACACCCCGCAGATTCTTACTATGGGGGATATGTAGGATTTGTTCAACTACAACATATGAAAGTTAGAAAAATTGTCAGCCTACAAGTTTGGCAAGGTAATTCTTACAAAGAACTTGCTTCTGCTCAATCAAGTATCACAATAGATGAAAATAATTATGGAGACATTCATAGCATTATTTTAGTTTTGCCCGATGGAACTCAATTCACCATGGAGTCTAGCACTAATGTAGGAACTTCATTAGTAGATTCTAAATTTAATAATAGATTTGGTTCTAAAACCACTGCAAAAGAAATAATTTCTTTAACTAATGAACAATTTCCCTCTAACACAGCAACATTTACAGGAGCAGATAATAAAAAGAGTCTTACCGAAGATGGTGCAACTAATTTCAATGTATCTGATTTCTTCTATGCCGCTAGTGATTTAGATAATGGGAGAAAAATAAATATCTCCAGTTTGTTGATGGGTGAAGATGGTTCTGATTGCACATTAAAAGTATCTACCCAACAATCCTGCACTACTGCGTCTGGAGATGCAACATTAACTGTAGCGGATTCTTCTAAATTAGCAGTTGGTATGACTGTTACAGGAACAGGAATTAGTGGAAGTATTACTATTGCATCTATAACAGATTCTACTACAGTTGAACTAAGTGGAACTGCAACAGGTAGTGGAACTAATACTCTTACATTTACTACGACAGATACTATTCCAAATGTATGTGAAGTTGTTCCATTTACAGATAAGCAAAACATGAAAAGAATTGGTAGTTTTTGGAAAATAGGAAATGAGGGCAGATTATTCTTCTTGAAGGATTTCCCATATCATACTAATAATTCTGTAATTGTTTCTTATATTGCGGGAGACAAAAGAGTTCCTTCTGCTATACACGAGGCCGCTACAAAATTAGTTGCCGCAGAAATATTGAGACATGATGACCAAACTATCCTAATTGCTGAAACAGGTGCAAATATTACTACTAAAGAAAAGTACGATATTTTGAGAAAAGAGGCTATGGAAATAATTGATGGTAAAAAGGATATTGTGTATATTATTGAGTGATTACAATGTTTGAGGATGCCAAGCAGTTATTTGAAAAATATCTTGAAATAGAAAAGGAAAGAAATTTACAAATGCTTGCGGTTTCCCGTTTATTAAGAGTGGACTTTACTTTTTCAGAAGAAGAGA